GGTGTGAATCCGCAGTATAGGGGGTGCGAATGTGAAACCAAAGGGGTAGGATGGCTTAATAGCTGCATCGGAATCACCGCGCCGTGAATCTCCGCCCCCGCCAACACCAAGCCCTAGCCGATCTGCGCCAGGCCTATGCCTCAGGGTCACGAGCTCCGATCCTGGTTGCTGCTACGGGCTTCGGCAAAACCCACGTTTCCTGCGAGATCGTCCGGCAGGCTGTCGCCAAGGGCCGCAACGTCTGGTTCTTAGCGCACCTGCGCGAGATCCTCGATGACACCAGCGCAAGGCTGACGGCCGGCGGCATTGGCCACGGCCACATCCGTGCCGGCCGTTCAGCTGATTACACCCAGAAGGTGCAGGTGGTCGCGGTGCAGACCGCCGTGCGCCGGCCCAGGCTGCCGCGGCCGCATTTGATCATCATTGACGAAGCACACTTGAGCGTTGCCGAGAGCTACCGAAAGGTGATCGCCGCCGCTGGTGATCCGCTGCTGCTGGGGCTGACCGGCACACCACAACGCCTTGATGGCCGCGGCCTGCGCGAGGTGTTTGATCTGTTGGTGCCCACCTGCTCCACAGCCGAGTTGATTGATGAGCAGCTGCTGGCGCCGGTGCGGGTGTTCGCTCCACCAGGCGCTGACCTCTCAGGCATCGGCCGCCGAGGTGGCGACTTCGACCAGGGCCAGGCCGGTGCCGTGATGTCGCGGCCTGCGGTGGTAGGTGATGCGCTCAGCCATTGGAAGAAGCTCTGTGCCGGCCGCCGGGGCGTTGCTTTCACCGCAACCGTTAGCAATGCGGAAGCGGTATCTCAACAATGGAGATCCGCAGGGTTCAGGGCCATGGCAGTGCATGGCAACAGCGACGACGCCGAACGGCGCGAGGCCATCGCCGGGTTGCGTGCTGGCCGGCTTGATCTGGTGGCCTGCGCTCAGCTGTGGATCGCCGGCGTTGACGTGCCAGAGATTGACGCGGTGATCTGGCTGCGGCCGACGGCCAGTCTGACGGCCTGGCTGCAGGGCAACGGCCGCGGCCTACGCATTGCACCGGGGAAGCGTGATCTGCTGGTGCTCGATCACGTCGGGAACTGCGCCCGGCTTGGCCACCCGCTGACTGTGCATGAGTGGAGCCTGGATGGCCGCACCAAGCGCGACCAGGAAAAGGCGCCATCCATCCGCATCTGCCCCCGCTGTTTCAGCGCCATGCCCAGCGCCGCCCGTGAGTGCCCCGACTGCGGCCATGAGTTCATCGCCGAGCGCCGGGAGCTGCAGCATGTGGATGGTGAGCTGGTGGAGGTGCAGCGCGCCGAAGCCAAGCGCGAACAGGCCAGCGCGCAGACCCTCGACGAACTGATCGCCATCGGCCGCCGCCGTGGCATGAAGAACCCCGCCGGCTGGGCCAGGCACCTCATGGCAGCTAGGAGCCTGCGCAGCGGGAAGGCCAGGGTTCGGGAGGTGGTGGCGTGAGCGAGCTCCTGTTAGGCGACTGCCTTGAAGTGATGCGCACCATGCCCGATAACAGCGTGGATGCGGTGGTGACCGACCCGCCCTATGGGCTGGCGTTCATGGGCAAAAAATGGGATTACGACGTGCCGAGCGTGGCTATCTGGGAGCAGTGTCTGCGGGTGCTGAAACCTGGAGGTCATCTCTTGGCATTCGCCGGCACTAGGACACAGCATCGGATGGCGTGCAGGATCGAGGACGCCGGCTTCGAGATCCGCGACATGATCGCCTGGGTCTACGGCTCGGGGTTCCCGAAGTCGTTGGATGTGAGCAAGGCGATTGACAAGGCGGCGGGGGCATTGCGGCACGAAGGGAAGAACTTTCGAGCGGACGGAGGCAGCGGGACGGCAAGCTATCGGCCGACAATCAACCCTCGCGCATACACTCCACCCGCCCCCGCCACCCCCGAAGCCCAGCAGTGGTCCGGCTGGGGCACCGCCCTAAAGCCTGCCCTAGAGCCGATCACCATGGCCCGCAAGCCACTGGCCGGCACCGTGGCCGCGAACGTGCTGGAGCACGGCACTGGGGCGCTGAATGTGGATGGGTGCAGGGTGGGGATTGAGGACATGAGCGGCCAGTGGGACCGCGAGTGGAGCGACAACCGCGGCGAGATGGGCAGCCGCTATCCGCAAACCGGACGTGTGGCAGGCAAGACGGTGCCTCCCGGCCGCTGGCCTGCCAATTTGCTGCACGATGGCAGCGACGAGGTGGTGGGGTTGTTTCCGATGACGACGAGTGGGGGAGGCAACGGCATTAGATCTGAGCTGCCAAATACTTGCATGAGCGGCAAGAATTACGCACGGGTCACAGTTGACGGGCAGCCACCAAGCTCCGGCAGCGCTGCCCGTTTCTTTTATACCGCCAAGGCCAGCCGCGACGACCGCGACGACGGCAACACCCACCCCACGGTCAAGCCGACCGACCTGATGCGCTACCTGTGCCGCCTCGCCACCCCACCCGGCGGCGTGGTGCTTGATCCCTTCATGGGCTCAGGCTCGACAGGTAAGGCCGCAATGCTGGAGGGCTTTGAGTTCATCGGCATTGAACGCGAACCCAGTTATCACGCCATCGCTGAGCAGCGCATCAGCCGCGCTGCTGCTGCTGGGTATCAACCCAGCCTGCTGCCATGACCCACCCCCCACGTTCAAGGCGTTAAGGGGGGCTGGACCTTCGATTCGGATCGAGGGGATCTAAAGGCAGATCGAGGGGAGCTGGGCAACCCCATCCGTTAACTGCCTGCATGAGCGAACACACCACCCAGCAACGGATCCTCCTGGCCTGTGGATCTGGCCCGGTCCGGCTGTGGCGCAACAACGTCGGCACCGGTTGGGCCGGCCAGGCCACCAAGGTGACGCCGGGAAACCTGCAGGCCGTCGCCCACTCCATCAGGCCAGGCGATGTGGTGATCCGCCAGGGCCGGCCGCTCCATGCTGGCCTGTGCGTCGGCAGCTCTGATCTGATCGGCTATCGGGTGGTCGATGGCGTGGCCCAGTTCGTGGCGCTGGAGGTGAAGTCCCCCACGGGCCGGTCAACGGCGCAGCAGACCCAGTTCATAGATCACATCACCAGCGTTGGCGGATGCGCTGGGATCGTGCGCAGCGTTGAAGATGCGCGAACGGTGCTGGGAAGCGATGCAAAAGCGGAACCCATACGCTAGGCTTTCGGTATTCACCCGCCCATTGCCATGGCGATTCCCAACAGCTCAGCGCTCACTGCGCCGGGCACCAGCACGCTTAGCCTGCAGGTCACTTCTGTTGACGACCTGGCACGCCTTGCCCGAGTGTTTGCCGCGTCTGGACTGTTCGGCCGTGCCAACAACCAGGAGACGCAGGTAGCCGAGTGCGCCATTCGCCTGATAGCCGGCATGGAGGCAGGATTCAGCCCCTTCGCCAGCGCTACCGGCGTTCACATCATCAACGGCCGCCCAGCGTTCTCCGCGAACCTGCTGGCCCAGGCTGTGCGCCGCCACCCTAACTACGACTACCGGGTGCTGGAGAAAACCGCTACGGCGTGCAAGATCCGGTTTCTCTCCCGTGGTGAGGTACTGGGCGAGGAAACGTTCACCATTCAGATGGCCGAACGGGCGGGCCTGCTCAAGAACGCCACGTGGAAGGCCTATCCCGAAGCCATGCTGTTCTCCCGTGCGCTCACCGCCGGGATGCGTACGCACTGCCCTGATGCCCTCGGCTATCCGGCCTACACCCCCGAAGAGCTGGGTGACGCCGACGTGGTGCCGGTGATGGTGACGGAGTCCGCGCCGCTGCCAGGCGATCCGGTGCAGGAGGCCCAGCAGGCTTGCGATGCCGCCGGCTTGACTCCTGACGGCCTGGTCGGGTTTTGCCTAATGGTCAGCAATGGTCGAATCCCTGCGCTGGCAGATCTGCCCGCTGCCACCCTTGCGCGGATTATCCAGCAGGGCGTCAGCCCCGAGACGGTGGCCCGCTGCAACGGCGAACCCACCACCGAGCCGGAGCCGGAGCCAGCCGAAGACCTGCCCTTGGCTTGGTCTTAACCCCTTCACTTACGGAATCACCATGTCTGAGCTAACCGATCAAATCATCCGCTCCAGCCAGCACCGCTTTATTGGCCGCTTGGCCCGCGATCCTGAACTCCGGTCGTTTGATTCAGGGAACTGCGTCTGCAACGCGCGCATCTTGATCAACAAACCCGGCGCCAAACGTGACGATGGCCAAGACCCGGATGGCTTCACTCTGGAGCTGTGGGGCGAGAAGGCGCAGGCCTTCACCGATGCCACCCGCAAAGGCGACCTGGTGGATGTGACTGGCCGGGTCAAGTCGGAGACCTGGACCGATCGCAACACCGGCGAGCAGCGCTCAGTACCGGGGATTCTGGTCGAGCACTGGGCACTAGCCGGCCAGCCACGGCAAGCAGCACCAGCCAAGGCGGCAGCACCAGCCGCGTCGGAGTGGGTGGGGACGTTCAACCTGTCTGAAAAGGGGCCGTACTGATGGTCACCCTTACTGTTAAACAGCTACAGCAACACGTTGATTGGCTGCGCGATGGCAGCGGCAAGCGCATTGAAGTTGTCGGCGCCGACCTCCGCTACGCCAACCTCAGCAGCGCCAACCTCCGCAGCGCCGACCTCCGTGGCGCCAACTTCAGCTACGCCAACCTCAGCGGCGCCGACCTCGGCTACGCCGACCTCCGCTACGCCAACCTCTGCAGCGCCAACCTCAGCGGCGCCAACCTCTGCAGCGCCAACCTCAGCAGCGCCAACCTCAGCAGCGCCAACCTCAGCAGCGCCAACCTCCGCAGCGCCGACCTCCGTGGCGCCGACCTCCGTGGCGCCAACTTCAGCTACGCCAACCTCAGCGGCGCCGACCTCGGCTACGCCGACCTCAGCGGCGCCAACCTCAGCAGCGCCAACCTCTGCAGCGCCAACCTCCGCAGCGCCATTGGCAACATGCCCGAAATCAAATCCGCGCAATTTGATCAATGGGCGGTTACATGGTCTGCAGATGTGCTGGCGATTGGCTGCCAACAACATGCCATTAAAAAGTGGCGCAATGCAGATCTGCGCTGGATTGCAGCGATGGACAGTGGCGCCAGCGATTGGTGGTCACGTTATGGCGCGTTGGTGCTGCAACTGATTGATGCATCGCCGGCTACGGGCGTAGTGCTGGAGGTGCAGCCATGACCACTGAATTACAGATTCTGCTTGTTCCTGCGGCAATTGTCTGCGCCGCCATGTTTGGTTGGCGGGCTGGTTGGCGGGCGCGTGATGAGTGGGGACGCTGGTTCAGGCGGACGGGTGACGGCTACAACAGTGGTCCGACCACACCAAAACTCGACATAACCCCCAAGCCGCCAATCTTGAAGGAGCAGGCGCTGCGACTGCTTGAGACCTACAACACCTCAGGCGTAATGCTGACTGCAGACCAAGCAACAACCATCCGCCGCGCCCTGGAGGCCCTCAATGACTAGCCCCACCTTCCGCGCCACGCCAACTGCTCGCGCCGCGATCCTTGAGGTGGCGGCGTGGCTGGGACAGATCTCAACGC